CGGAGTAAATTGATCTCCTCCTGCTTCAGCTTATTTTCTGCCTGAAGGAAGCCTTTTTTCGTTCCTCCGGACATCACAAGCTTCTGCTCAAACATCACATACGCATAAGCTGTTCCCAGAAGATCTCTGGACTCATCCACGATGCTGATTCCTTTATATCCGTTCTTCGTCCGCCGGATCATCTTTAAAAACTGGTATGGGCGGAACTCCCGTCCGTTCACCAGCAGACTGTAGTCCTTAAAGATCGGATCCACACTCTCTGAGATACTGATCTTGGACGGCTCCACATAATTCAGTGAGAGCCAGTGCGTTCCGCGGCGGTTGATATAGGCATATCCACCGATATCCGTCAGATAATCAAAAACCAGAGCACGTTTGAAGTCAGCTCCGGTCAAAGTGTCCCGTGTGTCCCCGTTTAAGAGACGTTCCCGCGCATCATTGCGCCGTTCCACGGCATTATTCTTTTTTTCATACAAATAGATCGGTACCGTTGCGATCGTGTTGCAGATGGCATTTACACACCCAGCGAACGCCGGTATGCTCATCGCGTTTGACACATCGATCGTGGTTTTCCCGACTATCGCCTGGAGGAGCACGTCCGTAAGCTTCAGACTGCTGTCTTCCAGTCCCTTCGGCATCGCACGCCGCTCCATCATCTCTCTTACCCACATATCGCTACCTCAAAACGTCATGGCAACAAAGCCGTTATTGTACATCATGTCCTGCTGCAGGAGATACACCGCGTTGATCGTTGCCACAACCATATCCACTTTTCCCGATGATTTCTTTTTATTCACATATTTGTTCAGGTTCGTGTCCTCCGTACATCTCGCATTCTGGAAATTGATCTCCAGAAGCCGGTTCTCATCATACGCAAACTGTCCGCTCAGGATCTTCTCCTTTAAAAGCTTTGTCGGACTGTGGAGCACCGAGGAATGCTGCTTGATCTCCACGCAGGTGATCCCCGCCTCTTCCAGCTTCTGGACCGTGCTGAGCGCGTTCCACCGGTCATAGCCTACCTGCATCAGTTCCACGCCAAATTTGTCCTCAAGCCCTAAGATGTATCGTTCAACTTCCGCATAATCAATCACCTCATCTCCACATGCAATACAGTTTCCATTCCGGATCATCCGGTTATAGTCCAGTTTTTCCTTCGCAGATTTAAACTCGATCCTGCCCTCCGGAAGGAATCCCATCACTCTCGCATAGACGATATCATCTTCTTCTGTAACCATCGCTACAGACGTATTATCGTCCGTCTGGGACAGGTCCAGTCCCGCCCAGACACGGCGGCCACGCCACCATTCCGGATCATCTTTTCTTACGCACAGCTTCACTTTCTGGATATCGATGTATCCTTCCGTTCCCAGTCCCTTGTAGAGAATATTGTTGTGTTTGCAGAGATAATTCTCCCGTTTATTCTCGTACAAAGTCGCCATAAGACGCTTTTTTCTGATGGCATCGAAGATCTCCTGATGTGCGACTGCTACCGGATTGCTCTGGTAGATGCAACGATCATCGGACTGCCACAAGTCTCCCTGTTTCAAATCGTCATCCGGCTCATAAAGCAGGCTGAAGATCCGCTTGTCGTCCAGAAGCCCGTCCAGAGATTTCTTTGCAGCGTCGATCTCATCAATCATGACGTTATTATCGTTTGGGTACTGCGTGCTGATGATGATTCCCAGCTTATTCCGGAGCGTAATCTGAGAGGATCGCATGGCTTCCACCGGATAGTCATCCAGAGCGCCCGCCTCATCCGCGAGAAACGCATTTGCCAACTTACCATCCATGGTGTCCTGACTGTATGCTAGCGGCGTGTACTCGTTATCATTGAGTTTGCAGATGATCTGCGACCGAAGAATCTTAAACGCCGGATCCACTTCATCGATCAGTGCCGGTGAAGACTTTATGATCTTGCGGATCGCAAGCTTCAGCTCGGAGGACAGAGACAGATCCGGAGCAACCGAGAAAAAACGGCTGAATGCCGGTTCTGTCAGCATCAAGACGATGAAGATCACCGCTGAATTAAAGGTTTTAAAGTTTTTTCTGGCAATCTCCAACAGCGCCGTGATGTAATATCTCTCATCCGCGTCCCGGCACTTCGTGCACAGCGTCGCTGTGATAAAAAGCCATGCATAGTCTTCCAGTCCCTCGTAGATCGAACAGTGCAGATCCGGATGAACCATGAGTTTCATGAGCTTACAGATCTTCTGGTACGCTCTCTCATCCACGACCGCGTCCGAATCCTTATTATCCACGATATTGATCCAGCTCTGGCACTGCCGTTTTACATATTGCGGAACCTTTCCCTCCGTCTCGGCCACCGCCCACACCGCATAAGCGTAAGCCTTTCCATCTCTAAGCATTTGCCAGCGCTTCCAGGAGCGGATTTGCCTTCTTTTCCGGCTGCTTTGCGATTGATCGGAGGGATGATGCAATCGTCATACAGTTTTCTTTTTCAAAGTCCGTCAGTTCCTTCCGGATCCCGGCCGCAAGCTGCTCTTTTTTCGTGATCGTGTCCTCCAGCTTTGTGAGCATCCGGTAATAATCCGGGATAGCCTTGTCTTCTGCGTAATCGCTCCGGCTTTCCCGCAGCTCCTCAAGCTCCGCCTTCAGCACCTTGATAGATTCCTCTGCATCCGCAAGCTTCTGCGTATTGGTGCAGTACCGGCAGGTGGCCGCGCTGTAGAGATCATCATTTTTGTTGATCGCCTCAAGCAGACGCCGCGTTTTTAAGAAGGTCGCATGGGCAATCTTCAGGTCTTTGATTGCTCTCGGTTCCTCAAGTTTCTTCCCTGTCAGCGTGGCTTCTTCCTGCTGCTTCCGGAACGCAAGTTCCTGTTTCGTTCTGTGTGATTTTCCTTCACTTTTCAAGAGTTCCGCTGGTTTTGATGGTCTCCCCATAACTGCCTCCTTTCCTTATTCGCGCGCGCCCGCGCACACACCCGCGCCTGCGCGCCCATACAGGCGCGATGGTTTTGGGAATTTTTTGTGTTCGATGGAGGGCGGTCGGTCTTGCATTTTTTTAAAAAAGAGACCGCTTCAGACCGGGGGGTATGCCGCCCTGTCCTCGCTGATCTCTTACCGTCCTGCCTCCACTGCTGCCTGCAGTGCTGCTCTCGTTATGCTTCCGCTCTCTGCCTTCTCGTGACACTCCCTGCACAGTGTGATCAGATTGTCATCATCTAATCTCAGATCATAATCTTCACTGATCGGTACGATGTGATGGACCCCAAGACCATCACGTGTGTATCTGATGCCTGCACCATCCAGCCCATGAAGGCATGACTGACACAGATGATGGTCACGTTCCCTGATTGCTTTGCTCTTTCTCGTCCACTTTGCAGACGAATGAAAGAAATCTGAGACCCCCTGTTTTTTCTTGACCTGCCTTTTTTTCAAGGCCTCCTTTTTCTGAGGGCAGATATATTTCTTATCATGAATTCTGCCGCAGTATGTACACGACTTAAGCATCCTGCTTTTCCTTTCTTCTCGCTCTCCATGCCCGGATCCTAAACGTAATCTTGCAGTAGATCCACTCGATCAGGCTGAACACTGAAAAGGTGGTGAGCACCGGCCAGAAGAACACGTTCAAGATACAGGACTTGACCATCATCCAATATTCCTTATCCGTCATACCCGGACGAAACCAGTGATACGCAAGGAGCCCGGCTTCTGCCATTCCGATCAGCAGATATGTGATCACCATGCGGTTCTCGAAATAAATAATAAACATAGGCTTTCCCCTCTTTTTGATACAAAAAGAGCACCCGTTTCCGAGTGCCCTTTTTATTATTTTTTAGCCAAGCCCCAACTTCGCTGTCAACGCTTCCTGTAAAACCTGTGAAAAATTGATATTCTCACGGATCGCTGCCTCATTCAGCCATTCCGGAATACTAAGAGTTTTCTTTACCGCTCTCGATGAATTTCTTCTTCGGTATTCGGCCATATCAAACTCGACAATAATCAGTGTCCCATCTTCCGGATCCACTTTATCCAAAGTTGAGGCTTTCGGCATCGCTTCTCCTCTTTCTTCCATCGTGCTTAATGACAATCCAAGCGCATCTACCGCCATTTCATACGCCTGCTGCATGTTATCTCCCTGTGTCATGCATTCCGGAATATCAGGAAATGTTACCCAGAATCCGCCTTCTTCTGCCGTATGGAAAACTGCTGGATAAAATAATCTATTCATAACAAAACCTCCGCTCAGGTGGCAGGGCTATTTAAGCCCTGCCTGTTTTAATATTGCCTGCTCCAATCCTTTCTTCAAGTCTTTGGAGTGATAAGGAACGATTACCGTTCTTCCGGTTTGAGGATTTTTCAGTTTCATGTGTGAACCATTTTGACTGATAACTTCGAAACCGTTTTCTTCCAGGAGCTTTTTCATCTCCTTAGGTGTCATTGGCATCTTTTGTATCTCCTTTCCTTATCATGGTTCTATTATAATACGTATTTTTACGTATGTCAAGTGTTTTGTTACGTATTTTTACGTATTCAGCAGATTGTTTGACGGCAGAAAAAAAGCGGCTCTTTCGAACCGCTCAGAGTATTTATATCCCGGCTTCTCTGTGTTCCGGATCGTGTGCAATAAGGAGTATTTATTATGTCATTTTTCGCTTTCGCTTAGTTTACACTATATCACAGGTGCAAGGTGACATTCCATGACATTTCGTGACATCTTTAAAATTATTTCAAATTTTATTTCTTTCCCGAAACTCTCTGAGTGCATTTTCATGCAAACGGTATACCTGCCGCACGGAATACTTTGTCCGCTCCGCAATCTCTTCCCACCCAAAGAAATCAAGATACCGCATCTTTAAGATCTGGATATGTAGCGGACTTCTCAGGCGATTGATCTGGCTGACGATTTTTTCCTTTTTCTGCTCCATTTCTAAAATCTCTTGTGCGATTCTTTCTTCCAGACTTATCAGCCGGTCAATTGCTTCCTGCATCTTCGGAGTCGGAGTTGTCTGCACCTTTATCCCGGTATAGTCGATTCCGGAAATCCCCGCAATGCTGTTTCTGAGTTCTGCTGCCTGCTGCCGTTTCGTCTTCACCTTCACATTCAGCAGATAGATCTGCGACAGGTATTCCTTTGTTGTCATCGTTCTTCCTCCCGTTTCTTTCTTCTTCTCGCCTCAGCTCTCATCTGTGCCAGTTCTTCCTGGCTACATCCCACCCCCACTTCTTTTTCTATTCTTGTCTCTATTCTTGCGATTTTTTCTCTTACGCTGTCTGATACCATTTCGACATCATACATCCCATTTTCTTCGCTCTTTGCCTTTTTGGTACGCATCCCTTTTAAAAGCAATATTTCCAGCATAATCAGCAAAATGTCCGCAACAATAAGCAACACGCTCGCTGTCATAAGCATAATTTTTCACCTCCCCTCACCGAAGGATTCAGCTGTTACCAGTGCCTTCCCTTTTTGTCTACAATCGTGATTTTTCCAAGCACTCGTAAATCTCCAGCTTCACACATAATCTTTACCATCTTCCGGAAACGTACGACCTCCGCTGGTGGCTGGTCAGCCGCAGTGATGGCCGCACCCGCAACCTTATTTGTGTATCCTTCTTTGTTCTTGAATATCTCATTCTTTTTCATCATCGTTAGTCCCCACCTTCACTCCTTTCTTTAGTGCGCACATCGTACACAATCCCTTAGCGCCCTGTTCTTCCACGATATCAGCCAGCGGGATCCGCCAGCATTTCGCTCCACACTCCGGACAAGTTGTAAGCCTCCACCCTGGCTTGCCTTTCGGGACGTTGGAACAAAGTGGCATACAGTAGTATCCGCCCCGATCAGTAGACTTCCTTGGTTCTATCTTCACTTTCATCTCGGCCTCCTTAATCAAATTTCAGTTTTACACAGACTCATATGATTCTTTCAGCTTTTCAAAATCACATGACTCCATAATATTTGCCATCACCGCAACGGCCATTGTGTTTATTTCGTGCATAGTTTTCCCGAGTTTAACACCTTGTGGCATCACTGTACTGTTACGGATAACTGCAAATAACGCCAACTTATATTTTTCTTCTTGTGACATTTCGCACCTCAATCTTAACTTTCAGTTTACCTCTCAAATCCTTATTCTTGTGTTTTTAATACATTTAATATGCCCTCTACTGCTTTATCCCAGAAGATATTTGCAAATTCTTCAACAGTGCAAATTGGCTTGTCATCCCAGTCAACTATCATCGCATCGGCACACTGACAAATATCGCAACCACTTTCTTTTAGTGCTTCGTTTGCATATTCTGTTACAACTGTCTGAGTATCGGCATAGTCGCAGCCTCTGTCTAAAATGTCCTTAAGTTCTTTTATTGTTTTCTTTGATATTTTTGCCATTTTAATTTCCTCCTAAAATCTTAATTTTCGTTAATATCTCTCAAATCCAAATAAATACATCCATCTGGTTCGTAAGCTCCGCTTTCCCAATCTGTTTCAAACTCTTCCCAGTCTCCGATATATCTTCCAATCATGCTATCCTGTTCGATCAAGAAAAACAGATCCTTATTCTTTCCTGGATCAGCCAGCCCACAAAAGACATACTTTCCTTCCTCTGCCTCACTCTTGTACACGTAAGCGATTTCACCGTCCATAAGCTCATAAATGTTTTTCCAAAGTTCGTGATCCTTTCCTTGGATAGCACATCTGTCGAGCGTTTCTTTTGTTCTGAGGATTACTTTTCCCATTCTCTGTCACTCCAATCTTAATTCAATTTTGTCAAAATCTCGGATCTTATGTGTTCAAAAATCGCAAATCACTCTGCGTAATAAAAGCAGTTTCCGTTGCATGTTTCGTATCCGAGTGGGCAATCATCCAAGTCCAGAGGGCTTCTGTGATTCTCATCGACCTCGCAACAAGCGCCATCCGGTAAGCAGTAAACTTCTATTCCATCTTGAATCATTAACATAGTTATCGACTCCTTCAAATCTTAATTTTTCTTCCACAAATCGGACAATAACCAATATTTATCTTTTTGCTAAAAGCATCTTCTGCAAAATCATATCCACAACAAAGTGTTACTCCGTCAATCATTATTGTTCCATTCTGCCAAATTGCTAATGTTTTCTCTTTGTTATCTAAAATTTCTCTCGCCACATCTTCATCGAAATTAGTAATCTTTAATACTTCTTCCACACAGTCTGTAGGGTAAGAAGAATAGCCTACTGCGAATTTTTCTATTTGACTTTTTGTCATATCATTACCTCCAAAGGAAAGTTAAATTTTCTCTTCTTCCGCCAACCGCTTCATTTTCTCAATATCGAATTTCCAAAATGTTATACCAGAATAACCATATCTGGCTTCTGCCGCCATTTTCAAATCTTAATTTTCTTCCACCTCTGCTCTGTATGGCTCAGGCAACGGCATCCATGCACTCACAAACATATCCTGGCTAACAAGTGATTCTGTCTCATCACCAATAAACCATGCTCCGCCCTCTTCGTCCTCGTCATATCTTCCAATGGCTGGGATTGAGAAGTTGGAAAATGAAATCAATACATATTCCCCAAGTTCCGGCAGCCGCTCTGCCACCGGGATCCATCTCCGCGCATTTTTTAACGCCAATTCTGCCTCCTTCTGATCTTCCTCGCTCTCGCAGTGGATCGCGATGTCATAGGTATCATCATATACGTCTGCGACTCCGTTCTCATCAATCATTACCAACATCTTTCCCCCTCCGTTTTCATGCGCTCGATTTCATCTGGGCTCACTCCGGTATCCTCATAGTCCTTCAGCTTCCAGAGCGCCCCGTAGAGCTTCTCCCAAGTTTTCTCAGAAAGCACTACGCCGGGCTTCAGATCATCCCATGACACACCTTTTAAGCTCCAATGACCACTATCTTTCTTTTCTGTCAATCTCACCGCTTATCCCTCCCAGCTGTTCTTTCAGACCTTTCAGTTCGCAAGCTCCTGTGCCGTAAATGCTTACATTTGCCCAACTGCATCTATCGCAGTCACAGTCCTCGCCACGTTTCATCATCTTCTGGCACTCCACATAATCCCTTTCCATCTCCTCTGACACATGGATCCGGATCTCGACATGCGGTGCCGGAAACAACTTAATCTTCTTCATGCAACCACCCTCCCATTTTCTTATTCAGCTTCATTGCCTCCAACCACGAAACACTCTCGCAGACTCCATTTTTCAATTTTACAGTCACGAAACTCCTGTAAATTCCGATCACCTTCCCCTTCTGTTCCTCTCCGCCGCACTTCACAGGCACGATAATAATTTTGTCCCCGATCTTAACCTTCTTTCTGACTTCTGCCATTCTGGCCGGAGTGATTGCGTCCTGCATTCTCCGATCAACCATTCCCTGTTGTATATACCCGACATCAAGCTTATTTTTTCCCATCTCTTCTCCTTCCCCATACGCTCTTAATTTTCTAAAGTTCCTTGTGTGCCTTAATCCATGTCTGACCATCGCCCGAAGGAAATCCCATTCCAGACATTCCCCATCTGTCCATTCAGCCTCCTGCAGGATTCTCCATGTGCGATGATATATATTGTCTTCGTTCGCATAGCGCCGCACAGCTGAAACCGATAGTCCAATCATATGATGCACCTCACCGGCCGTCAGACCTGTGTGCTCTATAGACCCATTTAAAATGTTTTCCAGTGAATAGAGATCATGTTTCATCCGTCTTCATCACCTCACATATTTTTTGCAATTTCTTCAGCTTTTCGATCAGTGTTGAGCGGTTCGTCCGGCAGTCCCGAAAGAACTTTCCAGGTTCCAGAAGATACTGCTCATTTTCTCCATAACCTTCTTTGTAATGAACCCCATATCCTGGTGCATCGTAGTCATATAACATCGCATGATAGGTCTTAATCACAAAGCTTGTCCTATCCGGAAGTTCATACCGATAGTACTTCTCCCCAGTTTCCTGATTATCGATCCACAGTGGCCACTCCTCATATGCGTCGATAAATTCAGCCCGCTGCTTATCGTTCTTCAGCAAAGGAAGCTCCGGCTGCTGTTCAACCAGCTCCAGCTTCTGATCAGATTCATCATGTTCCTTCAATAACAGCTTATAAGCCTGAATCATCATGTTATACTTTGCATAAGTATATGGCTGATTCTCCACCCAATAATCGCACATCTGATCAAGTACCTCTTGCGCATTTCGGATCATATCCTCCAGCGTTTTTCTGTCAAACTCAATTGGCTCTGCCGGCTGTTCAGCATTTTCCTCATCTTCTGCTGCTTCATCATCATCCAATCTTTTCCTTTTCGATGATGCATAGCATTCTATATTGCAGCCATCACGCTTTACACAGTTCCAACAACAATGATGAGCGCAATCTTCTCCGGTTCCGTCCTTTTCCTTGTCTTCCTCCGACAGCGTACACCGTGATATTCCATCATGGATGCATTTCCCTGTCTTCGGTTTTTCCTCATGCTCCTGCTGCTGTTCAGCAGATATTTCTGCCGGTTCTTCATGCTCATCATCGATGTCGGGCTTTTCGTCAAACTGGCTTGACTGCGGATCATACATGCATAACAGCTCACTCGCAAGCCGGACATATGTGAGATAAATTTTCTTTCCATCCACCTCCCAATCCATTCCCTTCACGAAGCTATGCCAAGAAAAACTATATTCTGAGCAATCATAGCTATGTACACCATACGGCGAAAGTTCTTTCTGAATCTGCTGTGCTTTTTCTTTGGTGCTTTTTCCCTCACGCATTGCCCGCATAGCCCGCCTAAACTCTTCCGGAAGAATTTCTTTCCAGGCTTTAATAAACTCGCGGATTGTGGGACTGTCCTGCTTCGCATTCTGTTGCGACGTCGCAACACTTTCCTTTTGCTGCTTTTCGGCAGCATTTCCAGTTGTTTCCTGCTGCTCATCGGCAACATCTAGCCAACCGCATCTACCATTGCAATCATTTTCGCATTCTGCACAACACTTTGCCCCTTCATATCCACAACATACACAGTTCCCATATGGGCTTTTTCCTGTAATACACTGTTTAGGTCCATTGTCGGTCGCTCCCCGTTGCGACGTCGCAACATTGTCCTCTGTCTGCTTTTCGGCAGCAGTTCCCGTTGTTTCCTGCGGAGCATCAGCGGCGGCCGGCTGTTGTGACTCCGCAACACGCTTTCCGGATACCGTGCAAGCGAACGCACAAGGATTCTGGCATTTTTTACAGCAGGGAACCGGCACCACACTGCCGTATTCATACTTCACCAAATCCAGATTCACAAACTGGCAGCTCTTTCCTACATGCTCTTTGAGATCTTCCCACCTGCCGGTCCGAACCATCTCGCAGGGAAGTGGCAGTCTGCCCGTTGCGTCTACACACATGCAATATTCTTCACCAAGTTCACACTCGAGATGGCATTCCAGGCAATTGTATCCTTTCCCTGTATCTCCTTCACATCCCTCTATCTTCCTAGTCACACCATCCGGATATACTCTTTTCGGCAGCCCATATGCAGATAACTTCTCTTCGGTCTCAGGATCCTTCTTCTGCCCTTCCTGGTCCGCCTTCAGAATATCCTGGATCTCCATCTGTCCATCAATTTCAAAATATGGCAGTTCCTTCGGCTTCTTCAGCTCCCGGATCTGTTTCACCGTCATATCTGGTGTCACGTTCTCTAGCTGTTCCGCGTCCAGGGACAGCATCTCCTGCAGCTGTGCCTTGCTGTACTCCCGGAACTCTTCCGCGAGAATCGGGCTGTTGCCGCCCACGGAGAACTTGTCGTTCCGCGCCATATAACGGCTGGCGGTCGACTTACTGAATCCGAATGTATCTGCTGCATAATCCCACACATTCTCATACCCGGCTTCTCGATACAGTTCTTTATCCCGGATCACCTTGAGGTAATGTCCCACGGCGATCACGCTGCGGGCCGCATCCTTCAGACTGGCGCGGATGCTGGTCTCCGCCTCTTCCAGGTTCACGTCCAAATAATATTTCTTTGAGCTTTCTAAAACATCCATGACATTCTCCTCTACACACTCACCTATTTCTCAGACTTCTCTGTTTTCTCCTTTCCCCCACCGGCCCGTGACCGGCGGGAAGAACTATGTAAACGGGTGCCTCTGTGACATGCTCCCGAAGGAGATCTTCTCTTCTCCCAATCCGCATCACACGGATTTAACTTGACCTGCACATACCGCTGATACGGATATCCCATCCGGTCAAAGCCGTTATACAGACTATCTGGCAGGATATAATATCCCTTACTCGGCTGTGGCTCCTTCTTCCAGGTCTTATTCGGCTTATCTTTTACCTGCTTCTGCGGATGCACCAGGTTTCTCGAACAGGAATACCGCTGACCCACGGCACTTCCCTCCGATCGGAACGTCCTGTCCGTCTCCTTGATCAGATAGCTCGCAAGCTGGCTGTATTCTCCGTTATCGTACAGCTGCACAAACTTTGGATTTCCCCGGATCCCGCCGGTGCTCCGATCCGTCCACAGCTCCCGGATCATATCCGCGGTGGTCTCCTTTCCGGTATTCACCGCATTGACTACCAGATGATGATGGATGTGCTTGGACAGGTACTCCGTGGCCACGATGTATTTCAGCTCGAATCCATTCTTCCGGTATCGCCTACGCAGTTTCCCCAGAAACTTCTTCAGTGTGTCTCTGGCCTCCTCCGGTGTCGGCCGCAGTTCCTTCCGGTATGTAAGAGTCACATGCCAGTCACCCGGACGGAAGTTCGCATTCATGATCCGTTCCAGTTCCCTCTGCGCCATTCTCCGGTTAGCCTCCCGGATCTCTTCCCTGGTTTTCTTTCTGATAGGTCCTCTTGTGATTCCCTTCCTGGTTCCTTTCGGATAGTACCGGATGATCTCCTTCGTAGCTCCCGCCTTATAGGTGATTTCTCTGTACATACAAATGCTCCTAAAGTTAGTCCCTTTATCAAGTCAGCAAAGACAAGATATCCTCTTGCTTTCTAAAGGCGCGTGTGCTACATTATATATAAGAAGTTTTTGCGTAGCACACGCACCTTGGAGCCGTTCCCGCGGCTCCTTTTTTTATCCATTCTCACGCATCAGCGCGTCTCCCACAGGACCGGCGATACCGAACGTGATCATCACCGCACCAACACAGCTGACGCCCACACGGCTTGTCAGAGCCAGCAGCGTCACGCAGATTCCCAGTGCAGCCATTATCAACAGTGTCATGACACCCACATACTGCAGGAGAGACTTCGCCGCCGCCAGAATGGTATTCATCCGGCGGTGGCGACATCTTTCTCTGGCTCTGTCAAAGCGGTTCTTCCCGGTCTCAATCACGATGCAATAACATTTTCTCTGCATACTTTTTTCCACCTTTCGTAATGATTGACCGTCTCCTGCTGCCGGATCCGGATCTTCTGTACACATGTATCGCAGATCCGGGGCTCGCCCGGATCCACATAAACCTTCCGGCCACACTTATCACACTTATAACCGTTCATGATATAAAAACTTCCTGCTCCTTTCCAACTCAATTCGTCTGTGCGCTTCCTCTTCACGAGCTTCCCATTCTGCCTTCCATTTTTTCTCCGACTCGATCCGCTGCATATGACTGTACTCAAATCTATAGATTTCTTCGATCGTGTCCTCTGAACTCGCGTACTCGATACCTCCGATTGCGCGGACCAATGCCTGACGATCCATCAGATCGGTTTTCGACACCGTCTCCCGGATCTCTTTCAACAATCTCTCCATAGCGATGATCCTGGCTTTCATCTTCATTTCTTTCCTTGTCATTCCAATCCCCTTTCCTTTTTCTGCGGAGCATTCCCCGGAACTGCGCCTTGATCTTGCCTGTCCCACCATCTTCCGCACTTGTACCTCACCCTGCTGCCTCCCTTCTCGCTACTTTGCAGTATCCTACTGCCTTCATGGCATTCTCCTGTATCAGACAGGCTATGTCCTTTTTCCGCTCTTCAGAAAGCTCTTCGAACAGATATTCCTGTCCATCGATCTTGATGTGGTTCACGATTTTCATTTCCATCACACCACCCCTCTTTAGGTTATGCCGCGTCGTTTGTCCTACGTTCTCATACCTAATTCTTAACTCCCATCATTTTCAACGCTACTTTCTTCAGATACTTCTGAATCATCTCCGGATCCGGAAGTTCCTGACCACATTCTCCGTAATACAAAAGCACCGCCATGAAGCTCGCTCTCCACATGAGCCACTTCCATGCAGAAAACAGCAGCGCAATTATTAAAATTACTGTCAACATTTCTTTCTTATACTCCCTTAAATGACCATGTTAATTTTGACTTTAGATCTTTCCAGTAACGGATCCATTATGGAGAGCCAGTCAAAATTACATTCTTTTATTTTTTCACAGTTTTCACAAGGCTCTCCATAGTCAGCTTTGCGTCCTTCTGAGGATTGCAGTAGAAACGCCCGAATGTGCCGTGTCATACAATCCAACGCCTGCTGCTCTTCTTTAGATTCCATGTTTCTCAAGCTCTTCTCTTTACAGTTTGGACACTCCATCGCTCTCACGCTCCTTTCTACTTCCTACATTTTGTAGATTCATTGTTAAAAAAAATAGTGTCCACACTTTCATGAAGCGCTTTAGCTATGATCTTTGCATTTCCAACAGAAATATCATCCGGATTTTCTTCCCAAGCGGCATACGTGTTTCTATGCACACCGCACGCAGCAGCCATTTTTTCCTGAGAAATTTCTTTCGCTAATCTCCACTGTTTCAATGACAATCCCATTCGTTTCACCTCCTACATTTCGTAGATTGATTATAATATACTCCACGTTTTGTAGTGTGTCAACAGTTTTTTCTACATTTTGCATATTTTGTTTGACATCATCCTACAAAACGCATATAATCAGACTTAGAAAGGCGGTGTACTATATGAGTATCGGAGATAACATAAAGAAATGGAGAGAATACAGAAACCTTAAGCAATCTGAGCTTGCTGAAATGCTTGGTGTAAGTGATAAGACCGTATCTTCATGGGAAATCAATCGAACTGAGCCTAAAATGGGAATGGTTGAAAAGATAAGTTCAGCTTTGCATTGTAAGAAAACTGACATTATTGGAATAGATGAAGTAGAAGCTTCCGACGAACCTTATTACTTAAATGATGAGACTCGCCAGATTGCACAGGAAGCATTCGAGAACCCAGAGCTGCGCACCCTCTTCCACGTTGCCCGGGACATTCCACCGGAACGTCTGAAGGCACACATTGAATTCATGAAGAGTCTGAAAGCGCAGGAAAAAGGCAATTCGGACGAGCCGTGTTAGGCTGCACCTTGACAATATAATATACTTACCCAGGGAGCCGAAGGGGCGATTATGTCAGCCGCCGGACGTTATACGGAAGGAGGCCGGTGCCAATGGTTACATATTCTGATCTGTTTCAGTTTGTAATTATGCTTTGTGCTGTAATCACTCTTGTCACTTATTTTACACACAAAAAATAGCGCCCTCGCTCTGGTAAAGTAAGGCGCTATTTTTGCTATGCTTGCCGGCGGCTAGGTGTTCTCTAGCTTTCGGTTCTCTTGTTAAGTGTATTATAAGTCAATCCTGTTTATTTGTCAAATTGTAATAAAGGAGAATTCTATGGATAATGCACTGCTGACAGAAAACATCGGAGTATACTTTCTCGATATGGACACTGCCGTGGAGGAAGAAGTACATCCAAACGAAGACGGCAGCTTCACCATCATCATATACGCCCGGATCAGCCAGGAACGGCAGACGTGCGCATACCAGCACGCGCTGGCTCACATTATGCGGGATGATTTCAGTAAGTTCAATGTAGATGAAATTGAAAAAGCAATGTGATCGGTGCTCTCTCCGAGTTGCACCGGTGCAACTTACCATTTTCGCAACATGGGAAAAATGGTAAATCCCAGGTATTGACATAATTCACCTGCGATTAAAATTGCCTATGGCATTTTTAATAAAATCAAACGAAAAGAGGAAATTGGTATGAAAAAGAAAATTTGGGGATTCTTGTTTATTGCTGCCGGAATCAGTATCATGTTCGGTTTGTTTGATACCTCGCCTGATTTATGGATGGGAGTTATCACAATTGGCATTGGTCTATTTTTACTTTATCGTTCTTTCAAGCAGGAACGTTCTGTAGTTACTGTCCCTGATGTTCCGCCGCTTAGGACTTTTTCATTTCAGGCAGCAGGATTTCGTTTTGACTGTCGTTTCCCTAACAAGAAATTTTCCAGGCGTCAGTTAGTTCTCAGCTATAGTAATGTCAATGATACTGTAACCCTTCGCCAATATGAGTGGGAAGGACAGGTTGCATTCGCATTGATAAGTGATCGCCTGGGTGCTGATCTCGGCGTAGTTCCTGCTATTCATGTAAACACCGTTTTAAAGTTGTCTCAAGATTGTGATGTTCATGGAAAAATCATTTCACTTAACCGCATCGAATATAAGGGAGATTCTTATACTGCTTGTGATATCGAGCTGGATTGTTTCCAGAAATCAAGATAAGAAGGGCATTATTCTTCGAAGATTGGAAAAGTACTGCATCCGGTGCGCTTTCATGGTTGCACCGGTGCAACTTACCATTTCGGTGAATTCAACGAAATGGTAACAACCCTAAAATGCAAAAACCGCCCGGTACGCCAATACCGAACGGCTTTGCATAGATCTTCTCTTGCCGGATGCTCCGGAAAGATATAAATCAGACTTAAGACACCTGAATTATATCATCTTCCAGGCATCTCGGCAAGGGGTGTATTTTTTATACCTTTTTCTGGAGGTGTTATATGAAAAAAGTCGCTATTTACGTCCGGGTCTCCACCCAGGAACAGGCCGTTGAAGGATATTCCATTTCGGAGCAGATCGACCGGCTTACAAAATTCTGCGAAGCTCATTCCTGGAAGATCTATAAAGTATATACGGATCCGGGCTTTTCTGGCGGAAATATGAACCGTCCATCTCTCCAAAAGCTCTTTGCTGATTGCACACAAAAACGTTTTGATACCGTTCTTGTCTACAAACTGGAGCGATTATCCCGTTCCCAGAAAGATACCCTCTATATTATCGAGGACCTTTTCCTTACAAACCATGTGGATTTCATCTCCATGTCGGAAAATTTTGATACCAGTACCCCGTTTGGGCGGGCCATGATCGGAATTTTAAGTGTCTTCGCGCAGTTAGAGCGGGAACAAATTAAGGAACGAATGGCAATGGGACGGGAAGGACGGGCAAAGCAGGGAAAATGGCACGGCGGCGGAAATGTCCCAATCGGCTATGACTTTATTAACGACTATCTTATCCCGAACGAATACGAAGCAGCGCAGGTTAAACAGATCTTCGATCTGGCGATCCGCGGATATTCCTATTCTGATATTGCCCGCTCCATGTCTGGATACACTACCAAATATGGACCTTATAAAGTTGGTTATAATACGATTTCTTTAATACTGCAAAATCCTATCTACATTGGAAAGATAAAAACAAATACTGGATATATTAACGGGATCCACGAACCACTTATAGACGAAACCACATTTAATGAAGTTCAGAAAAAGGTTACCCAGATCGCTGAATACTACAAAAAAGAACATACCGGGCACTACGGTCAGTATCTTCTCTCTGGGCTATGCCGATGTGCTTCCTGTGGGGCCACATATTCTGCTCATTATGTAGGCACGAAAAAGCATCGCTATAAATATTACAAATGTCGTAATCGTGCTTACAACTGGCGTGATGGATCTCCAAAATGTATGTCTCCCAACATAAGAGTCGAGGTCTTAGACAATGCTGTTTTAAATGAAATCCGTCATCTCCAGCTGGATCCTGATTATTTTGATGAAGTTTCCAATTCCCCCGCTGCGGACTCTTCATCTCTTGTTGAAACATTAAATAAACGTCTGGAAAATATACAAAAGCAAATTGCCCGCACGATCAGGCTCTACTCGCTTGGTTCAGTCGAAGAAAAGGATATAGAAAATCAGCTGCAGATCCTCTATTCCGAAAGAGATACCCTCTCTCTTGAAATTGAGAATGCTACAGCTGATCAGAAAGATACTGCCGATTTCAAATGGAGATTTTGA